TGTCGAGTTCGTTCCTGGCTGCCTGTGCTCCAGCGCCGCGTGCGTGTTTGAGGTAGCGGCGAACCTTTCGCAGCCGCGCCAATTCTTTGTAGCTAAGCATGATAACCTCCTACCAGCCCAAGTTGGGGTTACCGATGGGCACCTGCCCGGTGGCGTCTGCGATCTCCCTGGTGGCCTGCTTCTTGGCAGTGTTGAGAGACCGGCCCTGGACTGAGAGTACCAGGTCAAGCCCGGATTCATCAAGGATCATCTGGGCCACTAACCTACTGCGGGTCACCCCACGCGCCTTAGCCCTCTCGTCGAGCCACATGAGAAGGGCGCTCGGGATGATGACTCCGATGGTTGTGCTGCTCATTTTGCTTACCTCCATAAGTATCTTACCACATATCATACAATGTTTCAATACCACCTGACCCTTAGTTCTTAATAAGTGCCAGATCGCCAGAGGGGTATTGAAACATTGTATGATAGGCCCCGGGGACGTAGAAGATTTTCAAGAACTTACCGGAAAAGGCTTGACAGTACCAAATAGACCCCCGTAAGATTAAGTTGAGTGCCGCTCTCCGCACTCTTGCTGCCCAAAGCCTTCCAAGTAAGGCGGGGAGACCCGTCCAGGAAGGCCGCCGCCGGGGGTCGGGCGTCCGCCTCCTTCGTTCGGCCCCCAACTCCCTTGGAGAGATGGAGGAAACATGATCGAGATAGTCGGGGAACTGGTGAACATGGGCTTTCCGCCTGCTCTGGCCCTTGCCGGAGGTCTGATCTGGCTCTACATTCGCACTTCGAGGGCACTGAAAGAGGCTCAGGAGGCCCTGGCATCGTGCAAATTGGCCAAACAAGGCTGCAATGACGAGGTTCATCGCCTCAAGGACAAGGTTTCCGTGCTGGAGACGGCCGTTTTGACTGCCGAGGCGCGTGTTGTGGCCCTTGAGGTGGAGCTAGAGCGGCGTCTGAAGGCTGTAGAGACCAAGAATGCCAGCTAAGTCTTGCGCACAGCTACGAAAAGCCTATGCAGCGGCCGATAGGGGCGAATCTTGGGGCAAGGAATTCGTCAAAGAGACCCCAAAGGCTATGAAAGAGCGGTGTGGGCGCCAGCAGCGGAACAAGAAGCGTCGGTTTTCGGCTAAATAGGGGGCACCATGCCAGAAAGCGTCCAGCAAATAATGGACGAGGTGCTCTTTGACCCGATCAAGCGGGTTGAGGGACTCCTGACCATCCCTGACAAGCATTATCGCGTCGTTGATTTCAAGTTGTGGCCCAACCAGCGTGATTTTGTCACTCGGGCGAGCGCTGAGGGCCATTCTAGGCGTCGTGTCCACCTCAAGCCCCGTCAGATCGGGGAATCTGCTATTATAGTCGCTCATAATGCGATGGACGCCATGACCACCCCCAACTTCACCGTTCTGGTGATTGCCCAGGACGGCCCAACCCTGAAACTCTTCCGTGCCCATTACAAGCAGCACCTCGCTGACCTCAAGCGTGTCGGTCTCGCCCCTGTTGTGGGTGAGGACAACGCGGACATGTTGGAGTTCCCACAGTTGGGCTCGCGCATTCTGTTCGAGACTGCTGAGGGTGAGGGCGTGGGCCGTGCGTGGACGGTGAACCGCCTCCATTGTACTGAGGTCGCTCACTGGCAGCACCCAGTCGAGACTATGACTGGTGCCCTCCAGTCCGTTCCAGTTGACGGGGAGGTGGATATTGAATCTACCCCGAACGGGGCTGGCGGTGTCTTCCACAATGTCGTCAAGGCCGCAGGCGGCGGCAGGTCAGCCAGCATTGGTGGAGAGTGGGAACTGTTCTTCTACCCTTGGTGGGAGACTGCCGAGTACATATCTGACAAGGACGACCCCATCCCTGACCTCAGCCAACAGGAAAAGTATCTGATGGCCACGCATGGTTTGACCTACGCACACATCCACTGGCGCCGGATGAAGGCCGCCGAGCTTGCGCTGACTGACAAGCCATTCGAGCAGGAGTACCCGGAAGACCCGATCACTTGCTTCGCTGCCGGGGCCAAGTCTCCGTTCAGTATGAAGGTGATTCAGCGCCTCCTGCGCGATTCCAGGGTGCCCATAGACAAGGGCCTGCCCCCGCGTGATGGTGAGGATTTCCGCCGATACTCCAACCATCTCTGGATATGGAAGGAGCCCCTTCCCGGCCGTCAGTACCTGATCCCGGCCGACATCTCTGAGGGTTGTGGCGAGGACTTCTTCGCGGCCCCGGTGCTTGACTACTTGACCAACGAAGTCGTGGCCGCTTACTATGATGACATGGTTGACCCAGTTGAGGCAGCCGAGATTCTGGTAAGGGTGGGACGCTACTACAACAACGCCCTCCTTGCCCCTGAGACCTGGCCTGGTATCGGATATGCCACAGGTAAAGACCTGGAGAACAAGCACAACTACGGTAACCTGTATTACGGAATTGACCCCCGGCGCCCAGAGTATGTCGGTGACGTTGGTTGGCGAACTGATGCCCGCACTCGGCCCATGATGCAAAGTGCTCTGATGGAACACATCCCCTCTGGAAGTTTGATGTTGTGGGACAAGCGTGGGCTACAGGAGCTAGTCAGCCTGGTGTGGGTGCGGAAGGGGGAGGGTTCACGTCCCCGACTAGAGGCCATGCCGGGTGAGCACGACGACTATGCGATGGCTTTGGGGATTGGGCTCAATGTTCGGGAGTTCCAGCCCCCGGTTACCAACCCAGAACGTACCAATCCTGTACAAATGCGGCCGGATGTGCTATACTAGAGGATGATATGGAACGAACCCTGCTGTACAACGGTGCCACGAAAATCTGGAGCGGTGCCGCAGAAGATCGCTCCCAGGTGTCCGCAAACCAGGGAGACATCTACATTGCGTTAGACACTGGGATGGTGTATGGTTGTGTTGACATCGGCGTCTGGTCTGTCGAAAATAACCCTCATGGTTACTTGTTGGAGGCCATGACCGATCCGAATGCTCCAGCTATTGCCGGTGGTCACCTATACATCCGGGACAGGGGTGATGGAATCCATCAGCTTATGTGCCGATTTCCTAGCGGGGCGATTCAGGTAGTGTGTACGGAGCCATAACATGATCGAGTGCCCATATTGTGATCGTACCTACGACCCTGCTGCGTGTGACATTCCTACCAACTTTGGTGACGTTGGCAAGCAGGCCACAGTGGTATGTGGCTGCGGCCAGCACTTTGAGGTTCTTATCAGGGCCAGGCGCACCTGGCGGACGCTGTACTTGATGCGTCGGGTGCAACTAGTGCCCAAGAGGTGGTCATGTCTGTAAAGGCGTGGGGACAGTTGTACGTTGGTGCCGATCCTCCGGCCGAAGACCCAGTGATTGTGGGCTCGGTGTGGGTTGACACGGACAACGGGCTCGTCAAGCGGTGCTCGTCTGTAGACCCGTATACCTGGGTCACGGTCAGCGGTGGCGTGGCTGGTGATCACGCTGAGACTCACCAGCACGGGGGAGATGACGAGGTTGCCACGGCTACCCCAGGCGCCAACGTTATCCCAAAGGCTGGTGCTGGTGGGAAGCTGGCCGCTGGGTTCCTCCAAGAGGTTCTGTCCCACGCAGACCTGACTGATGCACCGGAAGCGGCACACCACGCCAAGTATACGGATGCCGAAGTAGAGGCCATAGTAGCCGTTCATGCCGCAATTGCAGCCGCACACCACGAACGCTACACTGATGAAGAGGTCGATGCCATAGTTGCCGCTCACGCAGCGATTGCTGCTGCCCACCATGCCAAGTACACTGACGCAGAGGCCCTAGTTCAGGGTGAGGCCGCAGTTACGACTCACGAGGGGGAAGAAGACCCCCATGCGCAGTACCAGAAAGAGTCTGAGAAGGATGCGGCAAATGGATATGCTGGCCTGGACGCTAATGGGCTCGTCCCAGAGGCTCGCGTTCATGGTGACATAGCCAGGGATTCAGAGGTGGCCGATGCCATCACAACCCACGAGGAAGGAGAAGACCCGCACCCTGTCTATCTCACACCTGCGGAGCACACGGCCGTTGGCGATGAGGCTCCTCACCATGTCAAATATACAGATGCCGAGGCACTGGCCCAGGGTGAGGCTGCTGTTGCCGGGCATGTGGAAGAGGCAGACCCTCACACACAGTATCGGAAAGAGATTAGCGACTACTGCATGGTCTATCGTGACTCTGTGCAATCAATTGCCTCTGGTGCAACAACTCCTGTGTCCTGGAGCCATGCGCTGCACGATACGAACGAGATGTGGGACATCGGTGACCCTACGCACATTGTTATCAAGAAGGCAGGGCTTTACCAGGTCATTGGGCACGCAGTATGGGCTGCGGTTGGCTCCACTGATGTGCGTTTCTGGTTGCTTCAATTCGAGCGTGGGGAGACACCAGATGTGACCATGTTCTCGGCCCAGATGTTCAATTCAGTTGATGTGACAAGCGACCGTGACATTGCAGCTATAGTGACTGGGTTTGTCGCCCTTGAGGTTGACGACAAGGTGCGTCTAGATGTTCGTCAGTTCACTGGCAACAATCTCAACATCCAAGCGTGGGTGAGTGGCACTCCGAACAGCTACTGGCGCCCCTGGCTGCAAGTGCTTTACCTCGGGCCATTGCCGTAGGAGTGTATACCATGCCTGATATGATCGAGATTTCAGACCTTCAGCAGCAGATCATCTACCGCAAGCGGGACATGAGGCCGCGTGACGAGCGCATGGACTTGTGGCACACGATGTACATGCTTGTGGATGAGCATCAGTTGGCCAAGCCCAAGGGTGTTGTCCGCTTCACATCTAACGAGCCTCGTACACTACTTGACCTGGGTGTGAGCATCATGTCCAGGAACCCGTTCAAGCCTCGCATCCCGATGACCTATGTGGATAGCGACGAGAAGCGCGATGATGTGGGGCTCCTGGAGTTCGGTATCAAGGGCTGCTTCCGTGACCTTGACCGGCAAATGAACCATCGTGGCCTTCCATCTGCCCGCAAGATTGCTGCCTGGCAGCTACTTCTGCGTGGGTGGGCTGCGTCCCGCTTCATCGTTAGGGACGAAAAGCACCCCCTGGACTACGAGCCTTGGGACATGCGGTTCGTCTACCCGGCATACGACCGTCGGGGGCTTCAGTCCGTTATCTACGAGTCTGTTACTACCTGGGGGGACATCCTAGAGAGCTTCCCCAAGATCGAGAAGGACTTGAAGGTCAAGGCGATACTGGGCAAGGGTGGCAGGTTCCAGCAAGACCTGGGCATGTGGGTGACCCAGTATGAGTATTGGGATCGCTACCAGGAGGGCCTTGCCATCACCCATCCCAAGATGCGCACTAGCGGTGACCCCCGCAACTATGGCCGTCCGGCTGATTGGCTGGTCTGGGCCGACAAGCCTACCGAACACAAGATTCTGGACGAGCAGGACGATCCTGTCTGTCCAGTTGTCATCGTACCCAGCCACAACCTCCCATTCTTCAACACTCCCAAGCGGATTCAGTCCAACATGGTTGGGCGTGGCCCAGCAGATATGATCAACAAGACGGGAGCCCTTCCGATCTGGAAGCGTCAGGGTGGTTGGGTGGCTGACCAAGGCCGCTCCATCCTGGCTTCCGTTGAGGACGCGGTTCCCCAGTTCAACGAGATTACGTCCATCATCTGGCAGATCATGGATAACGACGCCTTCGGCACCTGGGTGCAGAACACTCGCACAGGCGAGCTTCGTGACCCTATCCTTGGTGGGAACGCTGTCAATCCCATGAAGCTCGGTGAGTCTCTGAACCGTGTGGCCGGGATGTCCGCGAGTCCAGACACCTACCGACTGCTGGAGTTCATTGGCATGCAGGTGGCTCAGGGCACGCTTGACCAGAAGCTGCTCCGTGGCCTGGAATCGTTCCAGGGTTCGGGCTTCCTGCGCTCCCAGATGGAGAATGCCGCGCTCAACTCGCTCGGCCCGTGGGTTGAAGCCTATGAGTTCTGGGCCTCTGAGATCGCCCAGTCTCTGATGAATCAGCTTTACCACAAGTCGGGCCAGCAGTTCACCGTTATCGCTGAGGGCTCCGGGCGCCGCCTGATGAAGCTAGAGTTCGGCCCGGATGTCGTCAAGGAGGTTGTCTACGTGGAGATGCGGGCCAAGCCTGCACTGCCTGACGACCTTGCCGTGCGCGTGAACATCGCTGCCCAGCTTGCCAACCCTGCCCGGCCCCTCGCTTCCATCCAGACCATCTTTGACCAGGTGCTGGAGTGGGACGACGCGGCTCGGGAGAAGAAGCTCCTGTTCGATGACATTGCAGACCTCGACCCCCTCGTGGTAATGTTGAGGTTGCAGAGCCGCATGATCGCTCGTGGCATGCCGGAGGTTGCAAAAATCTTCGGTGACAAGGCGTTCATGATGGCCTTCGCCCAGCAGGTCATGCAGGCTCGGCTAGTGGCCCAACTCGCCGGTGAGGGCGGGGGTGCTGGCAGACCAGTAACTGCGTCGCCCGCAATGGCGCGACCCGAAGGAGCCCCGCCCGAGACGGCGGGCATCGAGCCCGCCAGGGAAGGTGTGGAACCAACCCCGGCCGGTGAAGGAGCAGTCTAATGCCAAACAGAAAGGCGTGGACGCCCGACTTTACGCGGGCTGAGGAACAGGCCATAGACCGGCTGGTCAAGGAATCCAAGCTGACACGCGACTTCGTGGTCTGGTGGCTTGCCACCTCTGGCAACACTGCGATGGACTTCTTCGCTCGCTTCGGTGAGAAGGCTGGCCAGCAGTTGCAGGGCATGCGGCAGAACGAGTTCATTGACAAGGGCTACAATGCCTGGCAGCTTGAGCGTGCCACTTCGCAGGAGCCTACCGCAGGTGAGTTGGCTGAGGCCGAGGCTCATGGTATCACACTCACTGACACTGACCCGACAGAGAACCCATTCGGCTACCTGATAGAGAAGCTGTCCGAGCAGACGCGGATCGAGGCCCAGGCAATGGGCATGGACGTGACGACGTATCTCCAGTATCTGCGTGCTGGTGGGGAGCGCCCTGAAGGTGGTCTCCGTCTGAAGGCCGATGGAACTTGGGAGACACTAGCCGAGGGCGACCTTGGAGCCGATGCTGGTGCCGTTGGTGGGGCAATTGGCGATGTCTTCTCCCCCCTGACTCAGGCCCAGCTAGATGAGCTTGGTGCCGGGCAGATCAGCGAGAAGTTTGGTCTCCAGCGCCTGGCCATTGAGGAGCCCGAGGCTTTCCTTCAGGCCATGTTCGACAAGGCTGGTATCTCCCCCAGTCCGCCTGTGTATGGGTTCCTTCGGGAAATGGTGCCGTCACTGGTCACGCTCGCCTCCACGCGAGAAGGCCAAGACCTGATGGAGGGGCCAGATGCGGCCATTGCGCTGAATCGTACGATCAACGAGGTTATCAGCCAAGGATTCCCGTCCCGTGAGTCCGTCCTTGCAGGTCTGGAGGGCATGGGTGGCCAAGCCCGGCCTTTCCTCACTGGCGGGTACGAAGACCCGCGCTCTCGCTTCTCCTTCGTGATGGGAACCCTGGACAGGCTGATCGGCCCGACCCTGAGTGAGCCCCTTCGCCGCTCGCTGTTCTCTAGCCAGGCCGCCGCCCAGCAGGGAGATCGCTTCCTGTCGGCCGCTGGTCGCGGCGTCTTCCAGGGCGACTTCATTGACTTCTTGCGCGAACAGGGTTATCCTATACCTGACCTTCCAGCCTACCAAGCCGAGCCTGGTGCCAAGCTGATGGAGGCATCGGAAGGTGGCCTCGTTACTGGGGTCAGTCCGACAGGGGCTCCGTCCTTTGTCGTGGAGGAGGGAATTTACGAAGTTGGCTAGCGAGAAACAGAGAGCCAAACGGCGTGAAATCTCACGGCGCTTTCTTCGACGACATCCCGGATACAAGAGAGATTGGTATCGGGCTAACCGCGAGCGTCTTCTAGAATATGAACGCAACCGCCGTCGTACCAATTCGGAAGAGTGGCGAAAAGCCCGCAAAGCGCAAAGCAAGGCATGGGCGCATGGGATAAGGTCAGTAGTGTTGGCACGTTTTGGTAACAGATGCGTCCGGTGTGGGTTTTCCGATCCACGTGCGCTTCAGATTGACCATATCAATGGAAACGGAAGGAAGGACGTTAAGAGGTATGGATCACAGACTACGTTCATCCGTGCCCTTGCAAACATGCCAGACAGGGAGTTATACTCTAGATACCAACTTCTTTGTGCCAACTGTAATTGGATTAAACGTTTTGAGAACGAGGAGTGGAGTAATGGCTCGTAGTGGCCAACTACGATCAGGGGAAACCCTGGAGCAATTCGCAAACCGCATGGGCATCTCTCTTGAGGAGCTTATGTCGCTGAACCCCAACCTGACCACCGACAACCTGGTTGAGGGCCTGTCCCTCACGCTTCCTGATATGGTTGCGTCAACTGTGACCAAGGCACCAACTGCTGGGCAACCCGTCCAGGCACCAGCCGGTGAACCGGGCTTGGGTGAACTTGCTGGTGGTGCCGAGGGCCTGTTCGGGGAGATGATGAAAGAGTTCACCACCGCGTTCCAGGCTTTTCTGTCTGCTCCTGCCTTCCTCAAGGGGGAAGAGACAGCGAAGCGGGCCAAAGGCCCTACGCCTGGCCACACCCGCCAACAGGCTCAGTTCCTGCGTGGGATGGAGTCCGAGCTACGAGACCGGTACTCTGCGCAGGCCATGAGAGAGATGGCTGAGACCGGTGAGATTCCTACGCTTACGGCCGGGGAGTTCCTGAAGGGTATCAACGTTCGTGAGGAGCAGGAGATGCACCAGCCTGGCTCCGTCCACGGTGGGAGGCGCTATGGTGCGCCAGCGATTACACCAAGGAGGTTGCGCTTCTAATGGATGATATTGATCCTCTGGCTGATGCCTTTATCGACGGGCTGATGGCCGAGCGTAATGAGGCCCTGGCCATAGCCAAGCAACGAGAGGTTGAGGCACAGGGTGAGAAGGTTAGTGAACTCAGTGAGGAGCTTGCTGGTCATGTTGAACGCCCGGTTCCTACATCTGCCCTATTTCGCGCAATTGCGGAGAAGGGTGAGCTTACGGCTGAGGACATTCGCCAACTGGCTGCGAAGGAAGTTCGCAGGGGAATTTAGATATGCCAGGAGTCAGAAGAGGACAGGGGGGAGGAACCCCGTTTCTGGACAGAGAGCTACGCCGGGGGGAATCCCAGCGAAAGCTGATGGACTTGGGGAAGGCTGCCCCACAAGACGTGGGCGGGACGAACGTGCGGCCCAATCAACCCCCATCTGCAACGCCTGCGGCCTCTCCTGCTACAGCACCAGAGGGTGCACCACCCAGCCTGGAGCAGACTCCAGCCCGGCCGCGCAGCCCCCAAGGAGCGCCCGCGTCCAGGCTTATGTCGATTCCTACTGTAGACGACGAATTCCCGGTTGGCGATGTACCGGGGAAGGAGGGGAACGTAGCCGCCACTAGCTTGGGCGAGCGTTTCTATCGGCGCTATGGCCGTAACCCAACCGAAGTTGACCTATCTATTATCAATCTGCGGCGCCGATTTGAGAAGGACACTGGGCGCCCTCCGACCCGTGATGAACTGTTGGCCTCGCTGCGCGACAATATGGTCGTGAACCGCGAGGACGAGTTCCTTGGCTAGTTATGGTCTCACCTAACGACGAGAAGACCCTACCGTCTCCCATAGACGAAGACTCTCCCGCTGCCAGAGAGCTACGGGAGCTAGAGACCACTACCCCTCAACCTGAGCGAGAGGGTAAGGTTACCCCGCTGACGCCATTCACTGACATTTCCCTGATCCCTGAGCGGGAACTGGAGAAGGCCCCAGAGCCCATCGTAGATTCCCCTCTCGACTTCACCTATGAAATGAAGCGTCAGGGGCTTCTGCCCGCCAACTGGCCAGAGGGTGTGTCCCTGTTCCAGGACGCTGACCTGGCCCTGTCCAACCTTCCAGCCCAGAAGCAAGAAATGCTATTCCGCGAACTTCTCCAGTTTCTTCCAGAGCGTGATCGCAACTCATACATTCAGGGTGTGCAGAGCGCCTCTGGCGGACAAGTCCTCCCGCTCACTAATGAAGAGTGGAGGTTGGCCCACGTCCGCCCGGACAGGGCATGGTATGAGAAAACCCTCGGGACTATCTCTTCCTTTACAGAGAAGCCCGTTGTGGCCCAAGTCATGGATGCCCTGGAGTGGCCCTCCGACCGTATGGAACAGGTACTTGGCTCAATGCTCTACCCCACATGGTCTAAGCGCTGGTGGTGGGATGCCCCTGATGGGTACTCAGTTTGGGAACATGCTACCCTCTATGGTGACATTCTTGCAACCTCTCTCCAACACTCTGACTTCGCTGGTACTCACATAAAGGAAGTAGAGGCAGCGATGCTCCGGGGAGAGGAGTGGAACAACGACCCCTTTGGCCGCGTGGAGTGGGAGAACGTAGCACCACAGAAGCGGGCTGCCCTCCAAGAAGAGTTGGTAAGCGAGTATGGGCCTCCTGGCATCTACCAGCAATACTACAACATGTGGGGAGACCTCATGTTCAAGGTTGCGCTCGACCCGTTGTGGCTGGTTGGCGGTATCGGTTTTATGCCAAAGGTCTTGCGTGGGGGTGCAATGGTAGGAAAGCTGGCCAAGTCGTCCAAGTGGAAGGCTTTTCTGGACATCGTGCAACATGGTGCCGTTGGCGGTGGCGCAGCCCCATTCAAGCCATACCAGGCCCTGAAGCTGGCCAAGGCTGCCAAGATGCCGATACTAGGCGCACCTTTGCGCATACTCCGGCGTGCTGGACTATCCGGCCTAGCTCAAGCGGAAACAGAGGCCCTTGTCAAGGCTATGGCCCACGTTGACCGGTCGGCCCGTGTGTCCAGGCAAGGGAAGAAGGTCGGGTTCCTCGCTGGCCTGTTTAAGCCATCGAGTGAGGCTGAGGCTACTCGCGTAATACGCAACAGCCACAACCTGATTCAGGTCGCCGCTCACGATTCCCGCATTGTTCCCAGAGACATGGCAACCTACATTGACGCGGTGCGCACTGGTGACATTTCCAAGCTGCCAGCGTACATGCCACCAAAGGCTGTCAACAGCCAGGATGCGGTGGAACTTGCTGAGATACTCAACGTGCAGAAGGTTCGTGGGAACCAACTGAAAACCGTCAACAAGACTATCCTGACCCCGGACGAGTTTGACGTGGGCATGGAGAAGGCCCTAGAGAAGAGTCCGAAGGCCGCCAAGAAGTACCAGACCCTGTATTCCAGGGGACACGAAATCTGGGAAGCGGAGTTCATGGACGAGGCTGGGGATTTGCTGTCTAAGGCCATTGGCGGCGCCTACAACTACAGTCCGGGTGGGGTGGCAGAGCGAAGTCTGGGGTGGTATAGACGGGTGCTCACTGCTACCTTGCTTGACAATCCTGCGTTTGCGGTGCTCAACCTGATGTACAACTCCACCAATGCGTTTATCGGACACGGTATAGCCGCGCTTAGTGATGGGATGCTGCCCAGAGCTATTAGGAAGACACTGACAGACCTAGACATGCCGGTGGATGCCGTTGCCAGGACTGTTGGTGACCCTGCGCTTGGTCGCCAACTGGGACTGGCTGAGATGGCCGGACAGGTTGGGAAGGGCGCCCGCCCTAGTCGGTGGAGTTGGATTCACCCTTGGGCTAGTATGGCAAGCTGGATAGACAGACACATGCGCCTCAAGACTACCCAGATTGGAATCCTACGGACGTTCAGGCACAACTGGCACAACATGGCCACTCCCATGCCTAGAGCAGTGGAGGCGGCCCTGCCTCCTGATGCCGTGGGCCATCTTCGTAGCTTGGCAGACTCTGCCGCTGAGCCGGGATTTCTAGGACGCCTTGACACAGCCGAGGAGTTGGTGGAAGCTGGGCGCCCGGTGATGACCACTGCCACCCTACGTGACCAATGGATAGACACGTTCGCTAAGATCGGTGGAAAGCCGGTAACAGGTGACGCACGGCGTCTTGTCGCAGAGAGGTTCGATCAATTGGGTCTTACTGGCATACTTGACGAGCCGTTCCAAAGCGCCGCCAACGTGGACGACCTGCTGAGAGGGATTGATCGGGTTCGTACCTCTACCATGCGCGACATAGATGAGCTTCGTCGTACCCAGCACCTCGAACCGATTAGTCACCTCGGGGTAGCGCCGACCGAAGACCTCGCAAAGCTCACGGCCCGGCGCCGCGAGATCAAGACCCTCATCCAGGAGGGCACCGTTACTGACCCTGCGGAGATAGCCCGCCTGGAGGATGAGTTCGCTGACCTTGACCAGGGCATCCGTACTGCTCGTGCCGCGGCTGGCTCCACTGGCGAGAACATGTACTCTATCCAGATTGCTGACGACAAACTTGGCAAGGCTCGGGTAGAGATGACAGACCTCTGGCTCCAGTCCCACGGCTTCGAGTCCGGTGTGGCCAGGAGCAAGCTGGATGGGTATCTGAAGGCCACCCGTGAGATGTACCGAGGGTGGAACGCCGACCAGGGCAGAATCTTCAATGCGTCTCAGGCCGGTGAGCGTGGCATTGATGCCATGTGGCGTGGCTACGAGGTCAATAGGCTTCAGGAGCTAACGGACAACATGGCCGCGCTGGAGAAGCTGATCGGTGAACACAACCCGTCGCTGCTTCCCTCCTTCAGGGCCATCCGGGACAGTCGCCTGAACACCATGTCCGCCAAGGATCGGGCCATGCGCATGGCTCTGGAAGCGGGCGAGGACGTGCGCTACTACGACCAGGCTGAGCTTATGGGGCCGACCCGTGCTCGCATCCACCAGTGGATCGGTCAGGAGGTTCGCACGGAGCGTGACCTGATGGGTCTTGCTCCCAAGACCCGCGAGTTCAACATGGCTTCGGCCAACAACATGCCAGCTATGGGTGACGCCATGACGGGTGAGTTGCACTGGGCAAAGGAGTTCATCGACTGGGCCGAGCCAGAGATGGTGCGGATGTTTACGTCCCCGTCAGCGGGTATCACGCCAGAGGCTAGAGAGGCTACCCTGCTGTGGCTGCGGCAATTGCGTGGGGATTACAAGGACTTGCAGTACACAGCCCTGAAGGTTGGGCGTGCTATGACTGATCACCTGTGGTACGACTACAGCAGGCAGTTTGGTGGTGAGCAAGTCAGTGTGTGGATGTTGCCCTACCAGTTCTGGCCAACAAGGTCTATGTGGCTGTGGGGCGAGAGAATTGTAAGCAACCCTGGTGGCATGGCATCCCTGGCCAAGGCGTATGACCTTATGGAAGAAATGACCTCAGAGCTTCCCTCACGATTTAGGGGCGACTTCAGGCTTCCTGTTCCCTTGTTGGGGGACAAGATGGCAGAGATGTATGGCCCGGCCACCAAGATGTTCTTCAACCCGCTCAATACAATGTTTCCCACGATGCAGTGGTCTCAGGACTTCCGGTTCGAGGATCGGCAGGGCACGTTTGCAGGCAGAGCCCTCGACTATTGGGGCACAGTTGGCCCCGGAGTTAGTCCATTCGTGCCTATTGCGGGGTCTCTGGTTGGTCTCCTGGAACGTGACTACTGGATGAATAGGAATTATCCGCGCTCTGTACCATTTGGGCTTCCCGGTGTACCGGCTCAGATGGCCATCGTAGCTTTCCTCAACGGTGCCGATGTTGATCTCCCTGAGTGGCTTTCCGACGATGACATGGGGAGTCTTATGGGTGGCGAGGGGCTCCCGCTGGCAAAGCTCCAACGTGTCCTTGGGGTGCCGGAAGACAAGTGGGACACCTACCGTATCGACCGCTCCCTCCCTGGTGTCTTCCTTGAGGAGAGCAAGGACATGACCTCTGCCGAGTCTAAGGTGCTGCTGCGGGACTTCCTAGAGGCGGCCGACACCAAGTCCGGCCCCTACTGGGATAAGGCGCGTCAGCTTGCCAGCACTGAGGCTGGTATTCGTTACCTGTCCGGCTGGGCGTTCATGTCGGTGCAGCTTTACCCCGAGGGTGAGCAACTAATGCGAGCCCTTGACCCTATCTATCGAATGTACGCTGCCAGGGGGCAGTTGGACACATTCTACGAACGTTGGCCAGAGTACCAGCTACGCCGGGTTGCTATGGCTGGTCTTGAGGGCGAGGAAGCTCGTGAAGAGGAGCTACACAAGACCCTGTTCTGGTATGATCTTATTGAAGCCCTGGAAGAGAGGGAGAAAGACCTGGCCCCTGTGTACACAGCCCTTGATGCTGTCCACGAGCGGGAAGAGTTCTACAACACCAAGATCGGGCGCCAGTACCGCAGCATGTACGAAGAGGAGCAATACCAAGTGATCGCCAAGTGGCAGGAGGAGGTGAATCAAATCTACGCCCGGTATGAGGACGTTGACAAGACTCCTAGCGTGGCCCATGACCCATACACACGGGCGCTGATGTCCTTGCGGAATGACTACTACAGCATCCGCTTCGAGGACTTCCTTCCCAAGGGGAAGACAGTGAAGATGGCCACCAAGGAGGAGGTTCTCAAGGCTGACGAACTGTACCGAGAGGCCCGTGAAGGGTTCGTGCTCGATCTTCCATCTGCCAGGGTTAGCCCAGGTGTCAAGTTTACAGCAACGATGCAGCATCATCTCCTTGGCATTGAGACATCTGCCAAGGTTGAGGCACTTGCTCGTGAGGGGAAGGGCGCAGATATTGCCAAGGCAATTGAGCAGGGGAATGCAGATCGGTTGGCTCTCATGGACATTGCCAAGCCTACCATCTCTCGCTATGACTTTGAGACCTTCCTGAACAGGGGCAAGAACCCCCCGAGCGCTGTCGAGGAGTCCTACAAGCAAGCCAAGGGTGAGATGGGCCGGTACATGGCAATGGGTGAGTTGAGCATCCCTACCAAGGCCAAGAAGGAACTGCGTGCCAACTACTGGGATACTCACCCCCTCTTGGAGCGCTTCTACGGCAACGAGCCTGTTGGGTTTACCACTTCTGAGGCTGCCGCCGCCTATGCCCGCCTGGATGAGATCAGGGGCGAGTATTACGAGCGCGACGGTGTGTCCAGGTTGAACTACATTCACTCCGTCCTGGACCTGTCTCTTATACACATCTCCGAGCCCACGAGACCGTACTAGATCTCGTATGCCGTCTTCTGCTTGAAAAAAA